ATGCTGCGTTTCGTAATGGCGACGTTTACACGATCGCGGAGTGGCCGGACGACTCATGGGCACCGTTCCATAAGTTAAAGGACTGCTCCTATGTGCCCAAGGACTACGCGAAGATGATCATGGAGACCGAGCGCGCGCTGGGCGTTAAGGACGCTGGCCGCGGCGTGCGCAGGCTCATCGATCCAAATTTTGGGAATACCCCATGCTTTCTCTCCAATACAACAATAAAACAGGAGTTAAGCGCCGAGGGCACCAAACTGGGGTATTCCCTTAACTTTCAGGATCCGCCGGACTCGCTCGAGGGCGGGCACATAGCGGTCAAGGCGTTACTGGGTGACATCGCCAAGGGCGTGCGGCCTAAGTATTACGACCTGGCGCATTGTAAAAATCACATCTACGGAATGACGCGCTACGGCTGGGCCGAGAACCGTAACGAGAAGAAGGGCGTGTCCGAGAAGCCGGAGTTATTGCATAAAGACTTCGCGGACCTTAAGCGGTATCTTGCATTGGCCAAGGTTAAATTCATAGAATTACCCAAGGCAGAAAACGTTCAGCGGGCGTCCTCTTACGGGAAGCCTGGATATAGGGGAGTGTAAAATGACCGTAAAAGAACAAACACAGGAGCATATAAACACCGTAGGGAAGTTTCTGGATATTTGTCTTGAGCACATTATTGGTCGCCGTGAGTGTCACGATCAAAGCAAATTGGAATCCCCGGAGGCCGAGGTCTTTGAAGTCATTACGGCAAGGCTTAAGGGTAGCACCTATGGGACGCCCGAGTACACTGCGATGCTGGCCGAGATGAAGCCGGCGCTCGATCATCATTATTCCCATAATCGCCATCATCCTGAATTCCATAAAGACGGGGTACGCGGCATGAACTTGGTGGACCTTGTGGAGATGCTTTGCGATTGGAAGGCTGCCACATTAAGGCACGCCAATGGTGACATCTATAAGTCGTTAGAGTTGAACCAGAAGCGTTTTGGTTACTCTGACGAGTTAAAAGCTATTTTCAAAAACACGGTAGAGTTGCTGGAGGCCAAGTGAGCAAACCAATAATCAATCCAAAGGCAGAGTTAATCTTCCCCACGGCTGTTGAGTTCACGGCCAAGATACAAACGTTCCCGGATGACGTGGCGTATGTCGCGCAGTGCCGGCATTGCGGCGGGCATATGCGCGGGCATATCAAGGCGCCGGGGGTCGGGAAGTTAACAGAGCAGCAGGTTAATACAATCACGTTACAGACGCTTAAGCGCCGGCATAACTGCCCGCGTAAGGTCGCGCAGTGGGGCGAGAAGGGGCTGCCGCAGTTGATCGCGCCGGACATAATGCGTGGGTTTGATAATCTCAAAGAGCAGGCGTTCCGTAATAAAAAGATTGGGCGTGCGTAAAAAAACCATTGACCCCGACAAGTTTGTGTTATATAATTCCGGTATATGGTTTTGTAGAACGCAGGAGATTAATAATTGAACGCTGAACTGCCGACAGATCCCAAGAAGCGCCAGGAGATAGTTGACCTGGCGAAGAAGCGCTACAATCTATCCAAGGAATATTTCTCACCTAAGCACGAGATATGGGTGCGCTGCTATAAGATTTACCGCGCCCTGGCCGATGCCGTTGACGATCCCGACGAAGAGAACATGTTCATCCCCTATGCCTATGGCATGGTGGAGGATATCGTCGCGCGTCTAACCGAGCCGGTGTTGCAGAAGATGTCCATTAAGCCGCAGGCGCGGTCGTTGCGCTTCGCTAAAGCTGCGCGCAATTTCTACGCGCTCGTTAAGACCTACCGGTCAACGTCGCGCTTCCAGCTTGACTTCACGGACTCCAAGCGTCAAGAGGTTGTTGCCGGTAACGCCTGGGAGAAGGACGAATGGGCGTCCGAGTATATCGAGGGCGCGGAGTGGAAGAATACAATGGTCACGGAGGTGGTGACCAAGGTAGTGGAAGTGCTGGGCAAGCTCATGCCCATGCCGCTTAAGGTTCAATATAAAAAACTGGTTGAGGTTGCGAAGCTTTACGCTAAGTCAATCGGTTACCGCGTGCGCTATCCGTCCGTGTTCCTGGTGTGGCCGGAGCCCGGTGTCAAGCGTGTGGACGACATGCACTGGCTGTGTGAGGAAGAGGAGTCGGTTGCGCTTGATGACCTGCGCTCGCAGAAGTATAAGGACGCCAACAAGCAGATGAAGAACGTCTACGATCTGTCCGAGATTGACAAAGACTACGGCAAGCACGAGCCGGGTTCTATCTCCCCTAATTTTAGCGACACCAGTTCCTATCATGCCGAGGTGTCGGACGTATTGGGCGCGCGTGCCGGGGACTCGCAGGCTACGAAAGCCGCGCGTGGTGACCTCAAGTCCGACATGGACAAGGTTCATCTGCTGCACGTCTACGAGCCGGGCCGCAGGTTCACAATAGCTAACGGAAAGTATCTTGTCCTTTACATTGAAAAACCTTTCCACAGACCGCGCATACCGTTTAGGTTGCGCTGCTATACGCCGGATCCGGAGAATCTCTACGGCCTGGGTGCCATTGAGCCTACAGAGGATTTGTTCTTAGGGCTAAATGATATCCACCGGTTGTGTATGCGCTCCTGGACGCGCGTGATCGGTGGCATGGTGGCGTATCACACCGATTCCGTTCCGTTCCCGGACGACTGGAAGCCGAAGCCGGGTGGAACGCGCGTGCGCATTGACCCAGGGGTATCTCCGAATATTCATAATGCTATCGCGCAAATCGCGCAGGCTAACCCCACAAACGACATGATCGCGCACGAGTCCAACATGAAGGGGCTACTTGAGCGCGTGATAAGCGTAGCCGATTTATCGCCTGGCGTTGAGGGCACGAAGCAGTATCACGAGACGGCTACTGGACTTCTTGAGATTCAAAACCAGCTTGCCAAGCGCTTCGCTGTCATGCGCAGAGCTCAACTCGCCAACGACGTCAGCCAGTGCCAGGCCATGTACGATATGTGCATGCAGTTCATGTTCGAGCCGATGGTGGCCAAAGAGATGGACTCCGGTGGCAAGACGCTTTACCCTAAATTCACGCGTGACGATATCTGGACGGACGGTGAGGGCTTTGACTTCCTGATTGAAGAGGATCCGTCATTCGGTGATAACGTGGTCCAGCGTAACCAGCTCATGGTATTGATGGAGCTGGCCATGAAGTATGAGACGTTCCGCATGAATTCCAAGGATCCCGAGATGCTTAAGTTCAAGGTGTCCGAGGTCATGCAGCGCGTGGTGGAGGCGTTTGGCTGGACGTTTAACGCGGAGTTAATGACGCCGGTGGGTGATATCTTGACGCCTGACGCAGAGCTCAATATGATGCTGGATGGCCAGCCGGTGAAGCCTAACCCCAAGGAAAATTTAATAGGACATGCTATTGACCACATGGTGCAGATGATGTCGCCCAAAATAGTGCAAGGTGCCGCGTCCGGGCAGATAACGCCTGAATCGCTGGCTATGTTGAAGCTCCATATCCAGGACACCATGCGGATGGCGCAGGCTATGATGCAGAACGTTGAGGGTGCTGCGCAGATGCGTATGCAAGAAGCGATGAAGGCTGCGGGGCTCGCTGGCGGGCCGGCGGAGGGCATGCCTGATTCGCCGCAGATCATGGGGCCGCAAGGCACTGGTCCTGGCGGCCGGCCAGGTATGGTAAATAACGGGGGGCAGTCATGACCGCTGATGAATTTGCCAAGCTTGAGGCCGAGTTACAGCCGGTGATTGCTAAAGGTGAGCGCGCGCGTTCGCTCCTGGGGTCCGGGTGCTGGAAGTCAGACGTTGAGCCATACCTGATGGTTAGGTGCGCGGATCTGCAGCGTGGATCCGGCTGGAAGCCGGCCAGTGGGGTGTTCAGTGTGGACGCCGTGGCGATGGGCGCCGCATATAACGGCGGGCGTGAGGACGAGTGTTTGAATTTGCGCAACCAGCTTAATACATGGGCGGAGCAGGGCCGGCAGGCATCTGTTAAATTACAAAAAGAACAGGAGAAAATACGACAATGAAAACTCTATTTTTGGTGGGTATGTTCGCATTTTGCGGGATAGCGGTGGCTGCGCCTAACGGCACTAATGCTGATCCGATATATGTCCTTGAGACTGCGCCACAGACGAACCGTTCAACGGCGGCCGTAGAAGTGTCGGCGATACAAAGCACTGCGTCGGTGAGCGCTGTCACCGTGTCATCTTCGGTGATTACGCAGATAGATTCTACTTTTAACGCTGCGGCACTTGCGGCTCTTGGTTATAAATGGCAGAGGGCTGAGATCACCGCGCAGAATAATGGCACGGTGGATGTGTTCTGCGGGTATTCAGCAGGTGGGGTGACGGTTTCAAACAGTTATAAAATAACGCCTGGCGCCGTGTGGACGTTCAAGATTGGGAAGAGTATGTCGATCTACTGCCTTAACACGGCCGCATCGTCCGGAACTCTTATAGTTGGAGGGATAGCATGGATAGAATAATTTTGCTATTGGTGTTATTGCAGGTTAATGTGTCGGCGCAGATAGTTGCGCCTAATGACGCTATGAGCGGGTCGGCGGGAGGTGACGCTCGCTACGTCAACACAACCGGTGACACCATGACGGGCACATTGAACGGCCTGTTATCCACCTGGTCCAATATAAGGTCAGGGGAAGCGACGATAACTGGAACAATGACAGTCCAGGGCACCGCCTTTTCCGTAGACACTTCCACCTTTGTGGTTACGGCAGGTAAGGTGGGCATTGGAACCACTACCCCCTATGGACTGCTGGATTTATACCAAACCGCTTACGCTTCAAACGCAGACGGGTTTACAATGAATACTCTCGCAGGCGGGAGATTAGCGGTATATGCCGCTTCAAATGCCGCGAACCCGCAATGGTATTTTCAAAGCTCGACCGGCGAGGATATACGCTTTTATAATCCAAATAACATAATGAATTTATGGTCAACAGGCGGTGTTCAGGTTGTTTCGTCTATGTCCGTGGTTGCGAATGGATTTTCCGTGGGCACGTCCTCCTTTGTGGTTGCGTCTGGCAACGTCGGCGTAGGCACGATGAATCCCAATACTAAACTCCACATGAGTTCAGGTGTAATAACCCTTGATGGAACCGGAGCTGGTATCGCACTCAATGGTATTTATACCGAAGCGAAATCGTCCAGCACTACAGGGAGCAATACAACCTTTAACGTGGCATGGAGTAGCACATCTGTATACGAAGTTACACTCGCCACATCCACGACTTTCACTTTCTCCGGGGCAACAACCGGTCAGACCATGACGCTTAAACTGTCACAGGATGCACAAGGGGATAGAACCGTAACGTGGCCTTCTATCAACTGGGGCGATTACGGAACGCCAGTTGTTTCCACAGGTGCATATAAAGTTACATTCTGCTCCATTTATTACGCAGATTCTACGTATTATGGGGCACCCTGTTTAAAGGGGTATTAAGTATGCGACAACCTAATCAAAGGCACTTAAATGTAGACGGGTCTGTGACTGTGACCACGTATACTGGTGACCATGTTCTGCTGGATGTAAGCACCCTAGAGTTGATTGGTAAGCACAACATAGAAATAACTCGTCGGGGTTACGCCCGTATTAGGCAGGGTAATAAAAGGGTATCGCTGCATAGACTTATCGTACAACCTGCAGCTGGGTTAGTGGTGGACCACATTAATTTTAACAAGCTTGACAACAGGATACAAAACCTAAGAATATGCACCCATAAAGATAATTCCCATCATTCCACTATGCGCTCTAAAAATAAATCAGGTTATAGGGGTGTTGTTTGGCATAAACGCGACCGCAGATGGCAGGCAAGCATCCGTGATGGTAAAATCATATTCCTAGGTAACTTTGATACGGCGGTGGAAGCGGCCCTGGCATACAACGTCTCCGCCATAAAATATCATAAAGGCTTTGCCAGCCTGAATGTAATATGATGAAGTTTCTATTGGCTCTTTTATTCATGGTCCCGGTAAATGCTTCCGCATTTTTCGGGCTCGGGAGAATGGTGTGGATGACAAGTTCAAGCACGTCCACCGTACCTGCGACCGCTTTCTCCGCGACATGCACAGGCTCATGCACAGAATCCGATGATGGTCTTTATCACGTGCTAACATTTACAGCAGGAACCAGTAGTGTGACTTTTTCTGCCAGTGGCGTTCTCTCAGAAATACTGCTAGTAGGACAAGGCGGTGGTGCAGGTGGCGGTGCAAATGGCGCCGGTGGTGGAGCCGGAGGAATGGTAGAGATAGGTACTCGGGCAGTCAATGGCACAACCTACACAGTTATTGTAGGGTCAACTGGCGGACTGGGTGGTGGGACAGATAATGGAAACCCAGGGCAAGTGGGTTCTAATACCTCTTTTGATTCTATCGTAGCATTAGGTGGCGGCGGTGGTGGAAGCTATGATTCTGTTTCGTGTAGCAACGGAGGCTCAGGTGGTGGCGGTGCGTCTAATAGCGGTGTAGGATGCTCTTCAACGCAAGATGTAAATACGGGTGGCGGCTTCGGATATGGGTATTCAGGTGGAATAGCGGGTAGTGCTTATTCGTCAGGTGGTGGTGGAGCCGGAGGAAATGGAGAGGGCGGAAATACAGGCAATCCCGCATACGGCGGAATAGGTCGTGACAACGATATAACCGGGTCGTCTGTAACCTATGCAAAGGGCGGAACCTATGACGTAGGTACTTATGGGTGCGACACAACGACAAATACCGGCAACGGTGGCCCCGGTGGAGTAAATTACAATTGTCCCGGTATACCCGGAATAGTGGTAATAAGATATTTGCGATAATGCTTAAATTTATAGTAACGCTTTATTTCATGTTAACGGGGACTTTGCCGGTTAAAACTCCGGCAGAATTATCCATTTATACAAAATGCGACGTTGACCGAATAAGCCATTGGGTAGGACAACGCATTGAATACCGGGAGCAGGGGCCAGATTGGGCCAGCGCAGAGGTCTGCATGGCTCGCGCCCTCTATAATACTTACGGTTAAGAAGATTGGCGGGATTGAATAGTCTTGTTTTTTGGAGCATAAAATTTGATATAATTTTAGAAACAATTTAAGCCGCGTCGGGTAGCTCCCGGCAAATGCGCTGAACCGCACGGCTGGAAGGTCTGTTCAGAGGCCACGTAAAGGAGAAATCCTGCACGCGGCCTTTTCGTTTACAGACCTTTAGATTTCTGGCGGTAAACCCGCCAAATAAACTACGGGGACAACCCCTGGAGGCATAATGACAGTAAACGCACCGGCCGCACCTGCGGCCACAACGACGCCAGCCGCGACACCTACGACCGTAACGCCCGCACCGGCCAGCACGCCGGCGCCCGCGCCGCAGTCGACAGGCGGGTTCCTTGACCACGTCAAGCTCCCGGAGAGCTCGCCGGCTGATAGTAATCAGACACCGCCGACTACGCCGCCTGCAGCGGTCACCGAGCCTGGGATAACCCCGGACCCGGCCACACCTAAAGCGGGAGAAACACCGACTGTCGTGTATAAAACCACGATACGCGGAAGGGAATACACCGGAGAGGAACTGAGGAAGGCATTCGAGCATTCGAGCGCCGAGGGTATACGCCTTGACCAGACCGTGAAGCAGGTCCAGCAGGAGCTGGCCGCTGAGCGCGCTGCGCGGGCGGAACTTGAGGAAAAGGCCAACGAGACCCCGCCTTTCAAAATACTGACTAAACAGGAAATGAAAGAGCTGGACACGGTGGACCTTGCCGAATACATCTCGAAGAGAGACAAGTGGGAAATGCAGAAAGAGACCAGGAAAGAATCACTTACGAAAGCGAAGGCTGCGCACGAAGCGGAGACCAAGGCGGTTAAAGAGCATATCTACGCCCGGTCCGAGCAGATGATGACCAACACGGCCGAGTATCCTGGTTACAAGGAGCTGATGCCTGTTATGGCGCAGATTCTTGATCGCATGCCGAACCTAGCCGGGCGGCGCGAGACTCCTGATCTGCTGTACTACGCGGCTCTAGGGCTCCAAAAGTATAGGGAGGGAAAGGTTTCAAAGGACGCCGAGCAGAAGGCCAAGGACGAAGCGGCTGCGCAGGCAGCGGCCCAGGCCGCGGCTGCCGGAAGCGGTAATCCGCCGGCACCTGTGGGATCGCCCAACCCGCAAGACGATGACTCTGACGAAGCTTTTAACAAGCGACTGCTTGCGAAAGCGCCGAAGAGAATCTTCTAATTCAGTACGGAGGTTAGTAAATTATGCCTACAATGGTTACCACAACGCGCGGCACCGGCGTTCTCAACACTGAGACTCGGCGCAAGCGCGACGTTTCCCCGCTTATAGCGCAGCTCGAGCCGGACGCGGGTCCTCTCATAACGCTTTTAATGCGGATTCGCAGCAAGAGCACCACGGATCCGAAGTTCGAGTGGTTCGAAGATGAACTGCTCCCGCGCTTCGATATCCTGGGAGCTGCGGTCACAGTGGCAGACGCGACTATCACGGTCACCAATTACAAGTATTTCCGGGCCGGAGATATCGTAAGGGTGAACAAGGATGAGCTCCTGCGCGTGACCACCACACCAACTAGCACCACAGTGGCTATCGAGACGCTTGCCGGCGCTGCATCTGCGGCTACCGCCGCGGCTAAAGGCAGCCAGCTCCACATCATCGGTAACTCCAACGAGGAAGGCGCGACCAAGCGGTCGATGCTGTCCACGCAGCGCCAGCCGAAGTACAACTACTGTCAGATATTCAGGCACCCGTTTGGTTATACGGGCACCGCAGTAGCGACTGACCAGTACGGTCAGAAAGACCCGGAAGCCGAGAAAGCCAAGCAGCTTATCGAGCATAAGAAGGACATCGAGCTGTCCTTTATCCTGGGCAAGGCCAGCGAATACACCGGCGGGACGCATCCCGAACGGACGACCGGCGGCATAGAGGAATTCATCTCGACCAACGTGCAGGACATGGGCGGTTCCATGACCGAGGCTGAATTCAACGACTTCATGCGCAGGGTATTCCGCTACGGGTCAAACGAGCGCATCTGCCTGCTCTCGCCGCTGATGAGCACCGTTATGAGCAATCTCGCGGCCGGGAAGATGCAGACTCGCTCCGACGATAAGACTTACGGCATCACGCTGTCACGCTATCAGAGCGCCGGCCGCGTAGTCGAGCTGGTTGAGCACAAACTGCTCAATAACGATTCCTTGACCGACCTCTCCGGCATCGCCGGCTGGGGTTTGATCCTGGACATCGCTGACTTGGCCGTCAGGTATATGAACGGCCGGTTTACCGTCCTTAAAGAGAACATCCAGGCCAACGACGAAGATGGCAAGACGGATGAGTATCTCTCCGAGGTTGGGTTACAACTCGAGCTCGAGAAGAAACATGGCATGGCAACAGGAGTCACCGACTGATAAGGCCCGCGCCTAATCAAGAGGAAAAAAAATGAAAAACTTCATAAAAACCATGTTGGTGTCGGTTCTTTTCCTGATGGCGAATAACACGTTCGCCATCTCTCTCCAGGACTTGCAGGTCAAGGACTTGGATAAAATCGCCGTATCGGAATACGTCGATTACAACGACGGCACGCTCATGAACGTGAAGTATGTCGGGACAACGGCCACGGCCGTGATGTATGTTTCGTCCGGCATGTTGGATATAGACGTACCCAGCGGCACTGCCCTGGTATCGTCAATATCCCTCAATGCAGCGGCTTACGACACGCTTGGCGAACTGGTGGACTACCTCAATACGCAGACGGACATTGAGGCTATTCTCACCGGGGGCAAGCGCGATGATGCGTCTGTTCTGTTGGGCAATGAGGCTTCAGCCTACACTGCCAGGAATATCGCCGCGGCCGGTGGGTATTCCATCCTGATAGGCACTGGTGCTTTAGCGTCTGCGGACACAAGCCCGCAGATGATGCGCATAGGTATAACCCCGCAGACTGGGCGGCGCGTCGCGCTTAAGTATTGCACCAGCGGTTCCGACGGCACGGACGTCCTTAATATTTACGGTAAACTCCGTAAGTATGAGGGTGTTTCGGACGGAGTTGTCCGGGACGATACCACGCTGGTGGCTTCGATGGCTACCGCCGCGGACACCGAGGAAACCAATGGTAATATCTATGGTGGATATGCCTTTGAGTTTGCCAAGGACGCGCACGTGGTGATCCTTGCCGGCGATGCCGATGGCACTGGCGGCACTGCCATGTCCACGGACGCCACCACCAAGTTGGTGTGCTATTGGGACGAGAAATAAAGCGTAGTAATTTTGTACAGGCCCGGCGTGGCCTAAACCACCACGCCGGGACTTCAAACAGTCAAGGAGATCACATGAAAGAGTCAATATTCCATTGCGGCCGCTACCCGGAGCTGGTGCTCACGGTTGAGCCGTTCGGCATGAAGGATAAGTTCGGGACCAAGACGAAGGCTGTGCACCTCAACTTCAAAGCGGACCCCGAGCTGGGCGCTGGCATCCTGCGCGTTTCCAACGAAGAGCACGTGAAGTTCGTGCAGGCGCACGAATACTTCAAGATAGGCAAGATCATAGACGTCACCGACGCCCCTGTTAAGCCGGCGCCTAAGGCGTCCAATAAAGTCGTGGTCGGGACGCACAGCTCCCTGGACACACGCCCGCTGTCAGGCGATGCGCCTGCTTCCGCGGATCTTCCGGTTAAGGCCGCAAAGGTGCCCGGTAAACGCAAGAAGTAAGGAGTCATCATGGCTGCTTTAACGCTGGCGCAGTTCATCCAGCAGTGCAAGCGCAAGACTCGCTACGGTGACCCGGCCGTCACAACGGACAGCATAACCGCTGATATCGTGCATTACACGAATCAGCGGCGCTTCCGCTTGTGGCGCCGGTATCCGTGGGCGTGGTCTATTTATGAGTTCACATTGGCGCTGGTGGCCGGGACCATAAACTATACGCTTGACGTGCTGGTGGGGGATATAATCGCTATTGACACCGGGAATGGAGCGTATTTCAAGAAGCGCACGCTAAAGCGCTACCTACAGTGGCATAAGGGCTCACAGACTTCGGATGAGTCAACGTCCGATACTCCGGCCGATTACGTCAGGATGGGCCAGGACGAGGCCACAGACGCGCTTAAAATCAAGGTATGGCCGGCTCCGGCCAACTCAGCCAATCGCACCGGGTGGGCGAAGAAGCGTATTACCCGGTATGCGGTAGCTGATATAGCCACGAATACGGATTTCGGGTATTTCCCGGAGGAAGTGCTTGATGTGTTGGAGTCCGGAGTCATAGCTGATATCTACGAAGCGCAGGGTAAGGTCGCCGAGTCGGCGGCTAAAAAACAGTATTTTCAGGCCGAGATGGAGCGCATGGTCAAGGAAGAGGCGGTTGAGGCCGACAGCGAGGAAGAGCGCCCGCAGTCAGACTATATGATGTTCCATAAACGCAAGCGCGGAGGATCCACTGTAACGTGAGACGCTTACTGCTTTTAATTGCCCTGGCTACTCCTTGCCACGGCGTCGAGGCTCCCCCCAAGTATCTGAACACCTGGGGGGGGCTGGACGTTTTTCACGATAGCGCCAAGGTTGCGGACACGGACGCTACGGCGCTTTCCAACGTCCTAACCGACCGCGGGTTCCTTGAGAAGCGCACTGGCAGTGAGTTATTCCAGACGCTATTGGACGGGTGGTCGGTGCTTTACCTGCAGGAGTTTGTGTCGTCGTCAAAGACGCGATATCTTATTGGCCATGCGTCATCCACGGTTTATGCCAGCGACACAGCGACGGCGTTCGCGGCGATATCCACTACGACGCTGGGGTATGATCTGGACTGTGTGGCAGCGTTTGGAAAGGAATATTGTGTAGATGGTGTTGCGACTCCCTGGGGTTGGAATGGGACGGCTGTGACGCGGCTTTCATCGGCTCCGATATGCACGTTTATTGAATTCGCGGACGAGCGTCTTTACTGCGCGAATACCACGGCCGGTGACAGCCGTGTCCATGCGGGCGCGTATGGCGATGCGGCAGACTGGGCAGTTCCAGTGACTAATCCGTTGCCAGCCGCCGTGCCGAATATGTGGACATTTAACCGTACGGATGGCGAGGGGATAACCTGTTTTAAGGTCACGCCGTGGGGGAAGTTTGTCGGGAAGCTTCATAGCACGCATATCCTTAAAGGGCAGGACAACGATTCCTATTATAAGCGCACTATTGACCCTAGCATTGGCTGCGTGGACGATCGCAGCGTGCAGATGGTGGACGGCGTGCTTATGTGGCTCGCGCTTGATGGCGTGTATGCCTGGGGTGGATCCGGCAAGCCGGAGCTGATTTCGCAAGATATTGATTCCGAGATAAAAGCGGCGCGGCAGTTGGATTCCAACAAGGCAAATTGGGTAAATTCTTCACAGGCCGATTGGCAGGCCGGCGCGCTTGACGCTTCCGGACCTGGAGCGTTGGTGTCGGCTACTATTGTGCAAGGGAGTATAACGCCATCGACGTGGAGCGTGGTTTCCGTGTCTACTGCGTTGTATGGGAGTAACGCTGCAGGGTTTGAGACATTCTCCGATTTAGAATATAATAATAATCCCACGTGGGATGTGGTGTTGAATCATAATTGCACCGCGACTGGTGGATATTTATCATCGCCGAATACGGCTTCATGTAATGCAACAGTCGCGACTACTCAAACTACTGGAACTTGGCAATGGAAAATACTTACCGGAAACTTAAGACCTACTTCCCAATCATTATTTGTTTATTTTTTAAATGATTCATATAGCAATACTATAGTATTGCGTGTTAATGGACAAGACAATTTTCCAGGGCCAAGTAATCAAGTTGCGTTGCTTTATAATAATGTAGCTTTTTGCACATGGGATGCTACTGTTCCAGATTATACTTGGATCACGTATAAAGTAACGCGGACGAGTACCGGATATTTTACTGCAGAGGATTCGTATGGGGGTGGATGTCAGGTGTCTTATCCGCAGGGTACTATCACTCCTCCTGGGGTTGGTTTTACTGTAGATTTAACGCAATATCAAGGGATTGATGATATCACTAATCTTTTTAGTAGTTCTGGCACGTATTATTCCGCCATCTATGATACTGGTCTTTCGACTCCTATCGGAGGAGTATTTGTTTCAACATTAACTACGGGGCATGTGGGCACATATATGGTGAGGGATAGCACTTCTCCCAATAATGATTTGTGGACATCTACGCAAACCGTTGCCAATGGCGATAAAATTCCATTAAATAGGAGGTATTGGCAATATTTATTAGATATGTCTACAGGTACTACTCCAACTATTCCGTCGAGCACCGTGACTTTGACCGCGGTAACCAGCGCGTATTATTTATCACCTGTTAAATACATAGGAACAGATATCACATCGTTTTTAACTTTCGACGCCAATGAGACGATAGACGGCGGCAGTGTGACGTATTGGACGCGCACGTCAACTGGTTCGTTTACTTTATATTCAAGTACGCCCGCATGGGTGGCTCAAACAAATCATTTGCAGGTGGCGTCATCCACCGCGCCTTATTACCAATGGAAGTCGCAGTTTAATATTGGCTCTGCCAGTAATACGATTGTGATAAACGATGTAACTACCAATTGGAACGATGGAGAATCTGCGGCTGTCGCTTCATTAGTTTGGGATCATCGGTATCATCTATGCGTGATGAACTCCATTTCCACATTGGTTAACGATCGCTGCTGGGTATATCAGCGTAATAAGCGCTGGACGCATTTTGATGGGATTAATTATTCGGCGTTGACGCTCTTTGATAATAAGCCTTTGGCCGGATCCGCCGGGACGGACGGTGCCATCGATAAGATCATGCGGCCCGGTGTTTACAGCGACAAGGGAGTTGCCATTGACGCCTATTGGGAGACTCCTGATTACACATGGGAGCAGCCTAACCATCACAAGACGCTGCGCAATCTATGGCTAGACGCTGAGTACAACTCAGGGGGAACGCTTGACGTGGGGTATGCGCTCAATCGCGGAACGGTGTTCACCAGTACGGCCACGACGCTTGATTCCACGGCTGGGTATGTATCGAAGCGCGTTGAGAATCTGGTGGACGGTTACGCTAAAGGAAGGTATATCCGATTACGCTTTGGAAATGATATACTGGATAAATATTTCAGGCTTAACACAGTAACGATATATGGGGAAGTAGAGCCGTTAATTTCTGATTAAATATGCCTAAAGGAATTTATTATAGAAGTGATGAGTGGAAAAGAAACGCAAGAGAGCGTCTTTCATTAAGTGCTGATAAAGCACGAGAAGGCATAATAGCTTTCAATCACAGCCGAAAAGGTATTCCTTTCAGTAAAGAAAGGAAGGCTCAGTTAGTTATTGCTCACAAGCATACGCAGGATTACAGAAAAGGTGTTCCTCTTTCTAAAGAGTTGAAAGAGAAAATAAGTATAGCTACAAAGAAGGCAATGTTTAACCCTTTAATTAGAAAAAAGCTGTCCGACGCAATGAAGGGAAAGCTTAAAAAAAGAGGCAAGGATTGTCCAGCGTGGAAACATGGACTTACCCCTATTGTACAAAGCATCCGACAATCTTCCAAGTATAAACAGTGGCGACAGGATATTTTCATAAAAGATAATTTCACTTGTCAAGAGTGTGGGGAAAGGGGTGGGTATTTAGAAGCGCATCACATTGTTTCTTTTAAGAAATTATTTTCAGATGCTATTCACATGTTGCCTTTGCTAGGTTCATTTGAGGCCGCAATGATATATACTCCCTTATGGGATTTAAGCAATGGGAAAGCAATGTGCAAATTGTGCCATAACAAAACTAAAAAAGGAAGAGGATAATATTATGCCCAGCATGCCGCAGGAATATACGCCAGAAATGACTCAGAATTTTTACGAGAGTTTGTCACGTCCTATTGAGGAACGCACAAGATTGAACGTGGGAAAGGCGCGCAGCGAGGCGCTCGCACGTGGGATGGAAGGTGATCCTTTCGAGAGCCTAGGAGTAGCGAGTGCCCGGAACCAGGGGGCGCAACAGCTTGGCGACTTATGGTCAGGGATTTCCATGCAGGGCGCTGATAAGGCACGACAAGAGCGCATGACGAAAGAGGGGCGTGACTGGCAGACCACAGAGAATGCCGAGGCGCGTGAATGGCAATCACAAGAGGCCGATGCTGGCCGAGCATTTCAAGAGAAGATGACGCAGACCAATTATGACAATTCCGTGGGGATGTTAAATCGCAATAATCGGAACGCATATCAGTCCGAGATATGGAATACTCTTGCCGGTATAGGTAAAGGTGCGGCAATGTCGGCGTTTTAATATTTAACAAAGACGGAGGACCTAATGCCTTATAATTTTGGTGACTGGACGGGTGTGGGGGAAGCGATAGGTGATAAGATTGCGGGGCGGCCTAGCGCGCGTCAAAAGAAAGACGATGCCACGGCGCTCGCCGCTAAGATGGCGCAGGATAAATTGGATTACGAAAAGGAGCAGGACAAAATCAAGAATTTTGCAGACTATGGTGGCTATGATCCGAAGCAGGTGATGGAGGGATCCGAACAGGCCGCGCTATTAAGCGACGAGGATATGGCCGGGTTCCAGCGCAGTATGGCGGATCCCAATAATCCCGCCACTCCCGAACGCTACAAAGACGCGTCCAAGTTTAATCCGGCCGCTGAACGTGCATTTAAAGGGTTCCAGCTTAAACTTGGCGAGCGCGGGCTTACGTTTGAACAGCGGAAGGCGCTGCAGGAATCTGATCGCGCGGCGAAGTTAGAGCTTAAGAAAACACCCAGCGGCGGGACGGTTGATAAGTATGCGGGTTTAGGTGCCAGCAAAGAAGATCCGCTTGAGGACACGACTGATTATAACGGGCCGTTTGACTGGCGACATCCGTTCAAGACTTTTGGCAAAGGTGAGAAGCCCGCGGGCAAGGACACGCTTAAACTTTTTTAATTGCTTCCCGCGTTTTTTTCTCTTATAATATGAGGACACAATGCCTGAAAGCGTTACAGATTTTTCAAAGCGCATTAAACTAAAATATCCCGAATACGCGGATATTGACGACAACGAATTGGCGAAGCGCGTCGTTGATAAATATCCCGAATATAAAGACAAGGTAGACTTCGGCACCGTGGAGGCACCCGTTGCCACGCCTGCAGTCGCGCGTCCTACCGTGTATACACCTAAACCGGCCGGGATCCAGCCGCCTAAGATGGCGGAGTTTACACCGGAGCAGATCGCTAAAGTCCAGGAACCTACCGCAGAGAATCTTACGAAAACAGTGACGTCTAAACTGACGCCGCCGGCCGGTCTTGAGTCAGGTATTGCCAGCATGAACGCGGCTATCGCGCGGACTCCGGCCGTGGCGTTATCCGCGCTTACGTTACCGGGGAATCTATTGGCCAAGTATACCGGTGGAGAGCAGACGAATGTTCCAGATATTCTTATAAATAATCCGGTGACGCGATACTACGAGGGTATCGCTAAAAAGACGGCGCCGCCGGAGCTTGACACCGATTCTTTCTCCACGCTTAAGCGCGGGGATATTGACGCGCTGGCTAAGGAGCTATCTGCCAAGTTCTTCGCCAATGCGCCTACGCAGGCTATTGTGATCGGTGCCGCTATGACCGGGAATCCGGGAATGGGTTTGGCTGCTATGGGCGGTATAAGTGCTGGTGGGCAGATAAAGCAAGCCGCGGAGTCCGGTGTGGATCCGGCTATGGTCGCGCAGGACGTAATACTGAATGGCGGGCTTGAGGTTGCGGGAGAGAAGTATGGCACGTTGGGACTTTTAAAGAATTGGTCGGCTGATCTAGCCACCAAGTTTGGTAAAAAGACGGCTTACGAAATAATGAAAGCTGTTGGCCGGACGGTGGTATCATCGGCCAAAGTTGAGGGGGCGGAGGAGTTCTCCACGCAGATGGCACAGGATTTTGCCGATTACGCGACCGGAGTGAATCCCAAGGCGTTAACTGGTATGTTTGGCCGGGCCGTGAATGCTGCAATGGTGGGTGGGCTGTCAGGCGGGCTCATGACGGCGCCTGGTGCTGTTGCTATGGGTCAACAGATGGCCACGGCGGGGCAAGGCGGGCCGGAATCCGGTCCTGGGGCTCCTGCGGGCACTGGTGCCCATCCACGGCCACCTTTCGGCTCGTTTGAGGGCACCGTCCTTGAATTCAAGATAAAGCAGGCTATGGGGCTTAAGCCGGCCGATCAGTTGACTGATACCGCCATAAACGTCGCATTCGCGGCCGGTAAGATACCGCAGGACCTGGCGGAGCAGATGGGCCATCCTGGTGCGCTACAGGCCGCGCAAGCGGAAGCCGCCAAGAACGCGCCGCCGGCACCGGCGTTGGCACCCGAAGAAGCCATGATCCAGCAGGTGGTGGCCGATAAGACCAAGACGCACGAGGCGCTAAGCGAGCCGCACCCGGTGACCGGGCAAAAGCCGTACCAGATGTCGGAGCAGCAGTACGGCGCGGCGTTGCGCGAGCTGGACCCCAATATAAGCGGTGAAGATATCTCCAAATCATACGAGAAGCTCCTGAAGGACGCCAAGGACGTGCAGTTGGTGGACGACCGGGATATTGAGCTGGCGCTTGACCCCGCGCAGCAGGCGGAGGCGCTGGCCATATCGGAAGAGGCTCCTGCAGACAAAGAATTTGACCTCATGGAACCCGGGCAGGATAATCTCTCCGCGTTGCCATTGGCTGAGTTACAGGCGATGTTTCCCGGTGCCAGTGAGCAGCTCCACCGTGAGTTGGTAGTTGAAGGGCTTAACACGGGGCAGATAACCCCGGAGCAGGCGCCGTATGCCGATATCAAGAAAGCGGCCATAGAACGCGTGAATCAAGAGCAGTTGAACGTTGAAAAGCGCCAGGAGGCAGCGGCCGGGACCAAGACGCCTATCCTGCAGATGCTTTGGAAGCGCAAACTTAACCGCGGGCAGGCGCAGCGCGAGGGTATTGACCTGGGCGCTATGCGCGGGTATTTCACGGAGAAGGGCGGCTTGACCATTGAGCAGGCCACGGAGAACGCCTACGAGATGGGCTGGATTCAGGAGTATGACCAGCAGATGTTTATGGAGGCGATGGATAAGGAGTTGATGCGGAAAGAGGGAGTTATGCGTTCGCCGGAGGAGTCTTATAAGCCTGGATTCTTAGCGTCACCCGGTCAGGAGTACACGCCCGCATCGGTTCCCGCGTTCTACTCCACCGGCGAGATGCCCACCGATCTGCGCGACCTGTTCGCCATGCAATCGGGAGAGGGGGGCAAGTATTCGCAATCTGCCTGGCATGGATCGCCGCACGACTTTGACAAGTTTCTGCTGCATAAGATAGGCACAGGCGAGGGCGCACAGGCTTACGGGTGGGGGCTTTACTTCGCAGGGGATAAGGCGGTAGCGGAGTATTATAAGGAAAAACTTTCAAATCCACATCTTCCGATTATTTCGTACAGAGGAGATGTGCTAAGTCCATTAGATTTTAGATATCCCGTGGCCGATTTATTTACTTCCTTAAGCCTTCCAGAGGCTATGGATATATTAAGCGACAACCCAGAAGCCTTAAGTTTTATAGAAATAGAGAATGTCACCAGAAAAGACTTTGCAAGGAAAGAGCGCGTAACTGGTAAACTCTATGAAGTGGAAATTCCCGAAAGCAAAAAAATGCTGGATTGGGACAAGAACTTTGATCAACAACCTGATGTTATAAAAAAGGGTTTTAAAAAAGCCTTACTAGATGCTAAAGCGCAAATGAAGGAGGTCGAAAAGTATTTGCAATCTCTGCCCAAGATTAGACCATTACCGAGTGGAGATATAGAAAAAGGGATGGAAGCCACCGTTAAACAGGGCGACCTAACTAGTTGGATTTTATCGTTAAATAGAATAATGAGCAGTGGTGAAGTTGAAGGTTCTCAGATTTATCACATTTTAGTGAGAAGATTTGGATCTCCGGAGAAAGCATCTAAGTATCTAAACAGTTTAGGGGTTCCAGGTATAAAATACCTGAATGGTGTAAGTCGAAAACATGGAGAGGGCGATTATAACTACGTAATCTTCGACGACAATCTTGTGCAGATAGTCAATAAATATTCCCAGCCGGTGGCGAAGTACGAGCCCGGCCACGTCTACACGCCCGGCGAGATGCTTACGGATGAGGCGGGTGCCGGCGCGGAGTTGGCACCTGCGGTCCGGGACGTGCGGTCACAGGTCCGGCCGGTGGGCCAGTGGCACGATCTACGCAAGGATCCGGCCATAGCGCAGATAAGCAAAGATTTCATCGAGAAGCAGTTGACGTCGGCTATCGGTAAGAAAATAGACACCATCCAGGACGTGGCCGAGATAGCGGCTATGGCGCGTCATCCACGCATTGAGCATTTGGTGGTGGTTAAGCTCAAAAAGGGCAAGGTTATCGGCTCGCTGGTCCTCACGGACGGAAAGATTGGGTATATTGACCCCAACATGGCCGAGATTCAGGCGTTCCTGCAGGACGCCGACGAATTCTACATGAGCCATAACCATCCGACTGGGAATCCGGCGCCGTCCGTGGACGACATTAAGTCGACCAAGGCTATGGCCAGCGACATTCGCTTTAAAGGGCACGTGGTCACGGACCACAAAACGTATACGGCTATCGCGCCGGACGGCACCGCTATCGCGCAGGAGTATCGCGGCGAGAAGGTATCGTTCCGTACCGACATCGAGAAGATGTCCTGGGCGCCGGCCGTAATGGGCTGGGTGCGCGGCACGTTGCAGGGCGATAAGCTGGGCATCATGTTCGTGGATCCGCAGAAGCAGGTTATGTCGTTTGACCAAGTGGATCCGCGGTCTGATTATAACACCTATATCACGCGCAAGGCGCCGGGCTATGGTGCGACCGGTGTGTTTTTGATAGCGGGGGAGTCGGCAATGGGGAGAATGGCTCCGCGCGTCCTGGCTGGTAATTATCACGATTTCTTGGTCATTAACGACGACGGCATGTACCGGAGTGCTTCCCTGGGGAATGTTGAGGGATTCAGTATCGACGCGGCGGATAGCCAGTTAGCGCCGGAGTCCGAGGGGTATTTCAGCGCTTCCCGGTATGCCGAAACACCCGCCGACTATAATCCCGAGGACTACAACAAGGTCCTGGGCCGTTTTAAACACGGGATGACGCTCACGCTGCGCAACCGATTGGTAACGCCGCAGTTCCCGGCCGGCCTGCCGCGCGGATCCGTGTTTGAATTGAAATCCGTGGCCAAGACCGGTGAGATGCTGGTGTCCTATAAAGGCAAGATTATGACTGTGGCCGTGACGCCGAATATGTTCAAGGAGACATACCGGGAGCCGGGCGCGCCGCAGCCTGGGCAGAAGGAGCGCAAGTTTATCAATACGGTGAGGGGGTTTGAGGGGACGGCGCCGGAGGTTAAAGACACGATCGCCGGGAATTATGACGTCATCACGAATGAGGTGACGCTGGCCGAGGCCAAGGCGATCATCGCAGGCAGCATGGACCGGGCCATAAAGCTCGTAAACGAGACCAAGGAGCCCACGCGCTTGTCGAACACGGTGGCTATGCTCCTGATAGACGCCATGCAACAACAGGGACGCTTTGAGGAAGCTATTGGGCTTATTGAACATACTGCCGAGCGCAACACTGGCGCGGGGCAGGCTATCCAGGCTTTGGCCATGTATCGGCGGCTCACGCCGGAAGGTATCCTGCGGTTCGCGGATGGTGTGGTCCGGAAGGCGCAGGACGCGTTTGGCGGGCTGGTTAATGAGTTGCGCGGCCTAGCGGATGATAAGGCACGCGCTGAATTTGCCAAGAAGCATGGCATCCCCTATATGAGCGCACAACAGGCGTCGGAGTTATACGACGCGGCGGTTGAGGTGGCCAAGATGGAGCCCGGCCGGGCGCGTGATCTAGCGACCGGGAAGATGTTACTTAAGGTGTCGCAACTGGTGCCCAAGACGTTTTGGGAGAAAGTGTCCAGTTTGCAGATCCTTGCGCAGCTCCTGAACCCCAAGACGTTTGTGCGGAACCTGCTGGGTAATGCCGCGTTCATGGCTTTTGAGAATTTCAGCCAGGCGACCGGCGTGCCGCTTGATATGCTGGTGGGGGCCGTGACCGGGAAGCGCACGATCGGAATGCCGGGGTTCATGACGCAAGCGTCCGGGTTCCTGAAAGGCGCGAAAGAAGGCACAGAGGAAGCGTTGGCGGGTGTAGATTTAAAGCAGATAAACAATAAGTTCGACCTGCCGCGCGGATCCGCGTTCGATAGTCGCGCTATGCGTGCGCTGGAGGCGCTGCTCAATATCTCCCTGAAAGCCACGGACAGGGCGTTCTATCAGGCCGCGTTTTCGGATTCGTTGCGTGTGGCTATGAAGCAGTCTAAGGTTACCGCGCCTACGCCTGAAATGGTCAGCCAGGCGCACCTGGATGGGCTCTACCGCACGTTTAATGATGATAATGCGTTGCGCACCGCGCTAGTCCACGTGAAGCGGTCATTTAACCTGAATCAGAAGTGGGGCTTGGGCGACATGGTTATAAAATATCCGGGCACGCCGGCGTCTATTCTTATGCGTGGTATTGAGTATTCTCCGTTCGGATTCATGCAGGCGGTATACACGCTCGCCAAGGCTGGCAGCGTGGCCAATTTCGACCAGCGTGCGTTCGTGCAGCAGACGACGCGTGCGTTAACCGGAAGTATGATGTTGGTGGGCACTGGCATGATTCTGTCGGCCTTGGGGCTTATCCGCGGGAAAGATGACGATAAGCGGTCTATCCGAGAGACGGAAGCATCGATTGGCGTCCGGGATTATCAGATTAATTTATCCGGACTTATCCGGTTCGCGGAGTCGGGTATGGACCCGGCCGTGGCCAAAATGCGCAAAGGCGACCAGTTGGTGTCCTATGACTGGCTGCAGCCG